CTCAGGACTACTTGGCAAAAGTAAGAAAAAATATGATCGGGTTTGATGACTGGTTCACAACCTTCGATCAACACTTCGCAAGTACAAATAACTATCCACCTTATAATACTATAAAGGTTTCTAACCATGAGTATAGGGTAGAGGTAGCACTTGCAGGATTCAAAAAAGAAGATCTAAAAGTCTACACACAAGAAGGAAGACTCATCATTGAAGGTAAGAAAGGTGATGGTGTAGAACAAGATTATGTTCATAAGGGATTGGCACAACGTGCATTCACACGTCAGTGGTCATTACCTGAAGAACTTGAAGTAAGGAATGTAAAGTTCGAGGACGGACTATTACTAATTGATATTGAAAAGATTGTTCCTGAAGCACAGCAACGGAAAGATTGGCTCTAAATACAGTATAGACTTATGAAGTTCATTGTACAATAGAGTTCTAAAACATATTAAAGCAAAGGATCTAAGAGAAACTATATCTCTTAGGTTTACAGATGTCCTCAATCCAGTTTTCTGGATTGGGGATTCTTTGCGTCCAGAGGTTAGAGAAGCATTGATGCGATTTGCTAAAGCATTTGCTGAGTATGTTGATCTTGATGATAAGGCAATTTCAGATGTGATATTACTTGGTGGTAATGCAGGTTATAATTATACTGTTATGTCTGATTTAGATGTACATATTGTTGTAGATCCTAAGTATATTCCTAAGTGTGATCCAGAACTTATTGATGATTATTATATGGATAAGAAAACTTTATGGGAGTTGACTCATAACGTAACTATCCTTGGAGCAAAAGCAGAACCTTATATTGAAAGACCTGGTGTTACTCGTAAGAAGAGTCAAGGTGTATATAGTCTGATGAAGCAGACATGGATACAGAAACCAAAGAAGATGGAAGATGATCTTGACGAAAAAGAATTAGAGAAGAAAGTAAAAAATCTAAAGCATAAGATTGATACTTATATAAAGAGTGAGGATCCAGAAGCACTCAAGACATTGGTAAAGAGACTTAGAGTTGGTAGAACTGTATCACTGCAGAAGTATGGTGAGTATGGTTTTGAGAATATGGTTTTTAAAGAGTTACGAAACCAAGGTTATATTGACAAAGTACGTTCAACTGTGGTAAACTTAAAGTCCAAGAGTCTTTCTTTATGATCAAAATTATAATATTCAAAAACGACCTCGTTCTAATCGCAAGACTTGAAGAGGTTGGATCTGAAATGGGTGAACCTGACTGCAAACTTATAGAACCATATGAATTGAAAGGTGAGTTTCTAGAATCATGGCCAGCATTCTCCATGCAACGTGAGATGATGGTTCATTCAGACAGTTTCCTTACAATACTAGAACCAGACAAGCATCATCTAGATAAGTATCAAGGGTTGACTGCTAAGAATGTCACAGAAAAGTCTTAGAATATTATGGTTATATCCTAATCAACATATGAGAGTCACACCGCCAGGTGGTGTTGCAATTATTACCGCATGTTTGAAGAGAGCAGGTTATAATAACATAGAATTATTTGATGCTACATGGTATCCAGTGGATGAGGAAGAATTCTCACGACCAGATAGAGACAAGGAAAGAGAAAAAAGGCAAATGTTCCCAGAGTACAGGTGGGAGAGAGATGATATAGAACCTGATTTCTTTACTTTAGAGAGTGAAAATATGTATGCTGCTTGGAGAAAGAAAGTAGTAGAGTATAAACCAGATGTTATTATATCATCAATAGTAGAGGACACATATTATATCTGGCGTAAATTTATGGATCAGATTACGGATCAAGAATTTATTAGTGTCGTTGGTGGTGTTTTTATAACATATAATCCAAAAGAATTTATTGGTAAAGCAGAATATATTTGCAGAGGTGAGGGAGATGAGGTAATACCAGAGTTGATGGACTTGATAAGTGATGGTAAAGATGGACATCATTTACTAAACATCTATCCAAACGAGATGAGACCTGCATTGAATGTCAATACTCTTCCACCCACAGATCATGAGATATTTGACAAGAGATCATTGTATAGACCTTTTCAGGGTAATATAATCAAGGTTGCTACAGTCGAAACCCAACGTGGATGCCCATTCAAGTGTAAATTTTGCAACTCACCATCCAATGCAGGGATTTACAAAGAGGAGACTGATAGTTTGTTTTTCAGACACAGGACTGTTGAACACATAGAAATGGAGATACAGCACCTTATAAAGACTATTGACGTAGAATTCCTATGGATAGTAACAGATACATTACTCACAACATCAAAGAAAAAATTTGATGAGTTTTGTGACATGTACTCCAAATATAAGATACCTTTCTTTGCTCAAACAAGACCAGAACTACTGTCACCTCACCAAGCAAAGAGATTAGTGGAGATAGGATGTAAAAAATTGAACATGGGTGTGGAGCATGGCGATCCTCAGTTTCGTAAGGATGTAATAGGTAGAGTATATGATAATCAAAAAGCAATTGATGCTTTTAGAATTGCCAGAGAATCAGGTTTATCCACTACATGTAATTTTATAATAGGTTATCCTTATGAAACTATGGAAAGTTGTATGAAGTCTGTTGACTTAGCAGCACAACTTAGATGTGATGATACAAATGCTTTCATATACACTCCCTATCATGGTACACCTATGAGAGATATGTGTGTAGATGCTGGTTTTATAGACAAAGATCTTATCGTTGAGATGAGAAGTGATGATCAAGGATCTTTTCTTGACATGCCACCACCTTACATGAGTAGGGAAGATATTCAGTACATGTTTGACAACTTCGTGACACTGTACCGTGAACGTGCTAAGATGCTCGTATGAGATACTATACAAACGTGCAAATGGTCGGGAATGATTTTCTCGTCCGTGGATATGAGAATGGGAAAAACTTTACCACAAGGGAAAAGTTTCAACCAACCATGTTCATACCTAGTAAGAAAAAAACTAAGTATAAGACATTAGATGGTAAGTATGTTCAGAGTATACAACCTGGTACTGTACGTGAGACTAGAGATTTTATAAGGCAGCATGGTGAAGTAAAGGGGTTTGATATCTATGGAAATAACAGATACATTTATCAATACATTTCTGAAAAATATCCAGAAACTGAAATCAAATTTGACATCAATAAAATCAAGTTAGTTACGATTGATATTGAGGTCAAATCAGAAAAAGGATTCCCCACAGTAGAAGCATGTGATGAGGAGATGTTGTGTATCACACTACAAGACTATGCTACCAAAAGAATCCTCACATTCGGTGTAGGTCCTTATCATCATAATGACAAGATGGTAAAGTATGTCCAGTGTAATGATGAGTATGATTTACTTCAGCATTTTGTAAATTTTTGGTCTCATGATCCACCAGAAGTTGTGACTGGGTGGAATTGTCAGTTATATGATATACCATACCTTGCCAAGAGGATTACTAGGGTGCTTGGAGACAAGGCATATAAGAAACTATCTCCTTGGGGTTTAGTCACTAATGAGGAGATTTATATGCAGGGTAGAGCACATACTGTGTATGATATTGGTGGTGTCACAGTCTTAGATTACCTTGATTTGTACAAAAAATTTACATATAAGGCACAGGAATCATACCGTCTTGACTACATAGGAGAGGTAGAACTAGGTCAGAAGAAGTTAGATCACTCTGAATATGATACCTTCAAAGAATTTTATACGAAAGCGTGGAATAAGTTTGTAGATTACAACATTCAAGATGTTAGACTCGTTGACTCCCTTGAGGAGAAGATGAAATTGATTGAACTAGCAGTTACCATGGCATATGATGCCAAGGTAAACTTCACTGATGTGTTTTATCAGGTTCGTATGTGGGACATGATAATCTACAACGATCTAAAAAGAAAAGGCATAGTCATACCACCCAAAAAGGATCAAGATAAAGCAGAGAAATATGCAGGTGCATATGTAAAAGAACCAAAACCAGGCATGTATGACTGGGTTGTATCGTTTGACTTGAATTCTCTGTATCCTCATCTTATAATGCAGTATAATATATCTCCCGAAACTGTTCTTGATGAACGGTATCCATCAGTTTCTGTTGATAAACTGTTGAATGAGGAGGTAGATCTATCTAATCTCAAGGACGTAACTGTATGTCCTAATGGTGCGATGTTTACCACGAAGAAACGTGGTTTCTTACCCAAGTTGATGGAGAAAATTTACAATGAACGAGTTGTATTCAAGAAAAAAATGCTCTCTGCAAAGCAAGAGTATGAGAAAAAACCGTCAAAGAAACTTGAGAGAGAAATTGCAAGGTGTAACAACATCCAGATGGCGAAAAAGATCCAACTTAATAGTGCTTATGGTGCTATCGGTAACAACTACTTTCGTTATTATAAGTTGGAAAATGCTGAGGCTATTACTCTCGGTGGTCAGTTCAGCATACGATGGATCGAAAGAAAAGTAAACGAGTACATGAACAATGTACTAAAAACAAAGGAGAAAGACTATGTTATTGCTTCAGATACTGATTCCATTTATCTTCATATGGGTCCTCT